CTCTCCGTCCGCTACCTCTCCAGGAGACGGGCGGAGGGCTGCTGCTCAGTGGTGACTACTCCACGGGCGCGAGAAACGGCCCCAGGACGCGCGCAAGTGCGCGGAGCTATGGCCGGTGACGCTCGCGGTCCTTCGGCCGTCTGAGGTCATCTACGGGCGACAGCATCCGCGCATCGCTCCGCCCATCCCGATATCGTCGCGCGTCGTCGAGTTCCAGCGGCTGAGTCAGAGCCTCGGCATCGAGCTCATGCCGTGGCAGCTGGTCGCTGCGCAGTACGTCACTGCCGAGGATGAGCACGGCCGCAGCCGTTATCGCGAGATCGGCATCGTCGTCGCGAGACAGAACGGCAAAAGCACGCTGCTCATTCCCATGATCGTTGACGCGCTGATGCACGGCCGACGTGTCATGCACACAGCGCAGAACCGCACCCTTCCGAGGGAAGTGTTCGAACAGGTTGCCGAGATCGTGGAACGTCGCGGGATGGTTCGAGGACGCATTAGGTACGCGAACGGCCAGGAGCACTTCAGTGCCACCAACGGAGGCATGTACCGGATCGTCGCACCGACCCGCGGTGGTGCTCGAGGACCCTCGAATGACCTGGTCATCATCGACGAGCTCAGAGAAATGGACGATTGGTCGTTCATCGGAGCAGCCAAGCCGACCATGACCGCATCCTCGAGCCCGCAGCTGGTCTATCTGAGCAATGCGGGCACCGAGGAAAGCGTGGTGCTCAACGCGCTCCGATCGCGTGGTAACGATGATCCGAACCTGGCCTACCTCGAATGGTCGGCCGAGCCCGAGCGGAAGCCCGACGACGTCGAGGGATGGGCGCAGTCGAACCCGGCGCTCGGCCATATGCCGGCCGTCATGGATACGCTCGAGTCGGAATACATCGCCAACAAGCTCGCTGGCACGCTCGGCATCTTCGAGACAGAGCATCTGTGCCGGTGGGTCGACTCGCTCGCGGTCAAGTTCGTACCCGATGGCGCGTGGATGCAACTCCACGCGCCGCTCGAGGAACCACGGCGACCCTTTATGGCTGTGAGCATGGACCCGTCCGGCACGCGTGCTTCGGCGGTCCTGGCGTGGCGTACATCGGCCGGTCACGTTGGCGTTCGGGCAGTTGCTGACGTGACCGGCAACCCGATCGACGCTGACACGATGGGCGACGAGCTTAAGCAGGTCGCGCTCAAACTCGGTGTAGCCATGATCGCCTTCGATCCGTGGACCGATACTGACCTTGCTCGCAGGCTGCCCAAAGCCAAAGCTCTCGCGGGGCGTGATTTTGCGGTTGCCTGCGAGAACTTCACCCGTCGCGTGGCCGATGGCTCGATCCGCTGGGACGGTCCGGACATCATCGGCACCGACCTCGGCTGGACGACGCGCAAGAGTCACGAGACCGGGGCTTATCACGCTGTCAAGTCCTCGGATGAGCACACGATCACGTCGGCCTTGGCGGCCATCCGTGCGGTGTGGCTCGCCACGAGTGAGAAGCCACCCAATCCAAAGGTGCTCTGATGTCATTGGTATCGACCGTCACCGATGCCGTAGGAAGGTTTCTCACGCTCGAGCCGTATCAACCGATCGAGGCTCGACAGATAGCAGACTTCCCTGACTTCGATCAGCAGATGGCGGCCCTGTTGCTCAACCGCCGGCGGACCCTTCCGCCCTGGCGTCTCGCGTCGGTGTCGCAGGCGATGGGCGTTCCTGCCATCAACCGATGCGTGACTCTCATCGCGAACACGGTGGGCATGTTGTCGATGGACGCGTACCGCGATGGTCAGAAGCTCGATGGCGACCAGCGTCCACGGCTGATCGTGCGGCCGAACCCGCTCACGCGGCCCCAAGTGTTCTACCGCAACAGTGCCTACTACATGGCGACACGTGGCGAAGCGTGGTGGATGGTCATGAAGCGCGATGGCGACGGGCAGCCGATTTCGCTCTACCCCGCGCGGCCGTGGGAGATCACCATCGAGCCGACGACGGACCCTCTCCGACCGTCGATCTTCTGGAATAACGTCGAGCAGAAGAACGACGACGTCATTCACATCGGCTTGATGCCCGACGACAACGACATGTATCGAGGCATCGGGCCGCTGCAGCTGTGTGGCGCGTCTGTGTCGGTGGCTGTCGAGGCCCAGGAATGGGCCGCCAACCTGTACGCCGATGGTGGGACGCCATCCACACTCATCAAGTCGGCCGTGGACCTCGATGAGAACGAAGCCGAAAAGCTACGCGACCAGTGGGTCAGCCGGCCGCACAACGTCCCGCGCATCATCGATCCTGGTATCGAGGACGTCCGACAGCTGGACGTGAACCAGAACGCGGCCAACATGCTCGAGGCTCGCGAGTACCAGAAGGGCGACGCGGCGGAGATGTTCGGCGTGCCGTCGTCACTGCTCGATCACCAGACACCAGGCAGCACGCTGACCTATCAGAACCTCGAGGGTGAGTACACCAAGCTCGTTCGGGGTTGCCTGCTGCCGAACTACCTCGAGCCTATGGAGCAGGCCATGTCCGACTTGCTCACCAAGTCGACGGTGGCCCGCTTCCACGTGGATGGGCTGCTTCGCGCCGACATCAAGACGCGGTATGACGTCTACAGCATCGGCATCCAGTCAGGCGTCCTCACTCCCGAGCTCGCCCAGGAAATGGAAGGCATCACTCCGGGTGACGTCGAGAATGCGCCCGTGCCCTTCAGCCCACCGCAGGCCGTGCCGACACAGCTTCCACTGGTGCGGGAGGCGGCCGAGTTCCGCTGCGACGGTCAGAGGACGATCAGGAAGGCCGGTGTCACTCGATTGGTCACGTGCAATGCCCTGTTGGGCATGGGCGAGTCCTACGTCGGCCGATGCCGCAAGTGTAAGAAGGAATACGTGGCATGACGACGTCCTACGCCGTGGTCGAGGGTGACGACTACGTTGACGAGCGTCATTTGGTCATTGCGTTCAACGATCCGGTCACCGGTGAACCCATCGACCTCGAGGGCTCGGTCATCACGTTCCTTGTCACGCCGCGGCTGACCAATGAGCCGCTGATCGAGAAGATGGTTTACGACGGCATCATCATCCCGCCGCAGGAATATGACGACATCGGGAAGGCGTGGCTTGAGCTCAACGGCGTCGACACCATGGACCTGACACCGGGCCCGTATCGCTGGATCGCGCACGCCATCGACAGCATCGGCCAAGTGACCGTCCAGGGCCGCTTCTACGTCATCACGGACCTCGAACCACCGTCATGAAACACTATGTCCTGACGCGTTCGGCCTACGATCCGAAAGCGTGGGGCATCGACGCGAACCGGCGACGACTGGCCGTGACCCGTGCTGTCACGGTGCCATCCATGGCCGCTCAACAGGCCGACTTCACGTGGTTGGTGCTGATCGACCCTGAGGACCCGATGCGTGACCAGCGCATCGAAGTGTTCCGGTCGAGCGGCAAGCCGGTCATCCCGATCGTGTGGCGCTACCAGGGCGAGCCCGAGCATGCCAGGTGGGATCGACGTACTCGGGCTCGTTCACGGCTGGTAGAGCGCATGGCTGCGATGGCGTACCGAGCTCCGTGGCGGGACTACATGGAAGGTGGCCGGCGCATCCTGCAGACGCGGCTCGATGACGATGACGCGCTGGCACCGGATGCGATGCTGCGCTATCAGCAGGCCGCGGCAAGTGTCAATCGACGTCAAATCCTGATGCTGTCGGAAGGCGTGCGGGTCTATCGCGGTCGGTACAACGACGTGACGCACGATCGCAACGCGATGCATACGCTCGTCACGCTCGATGGTGACCCGCTGTGCGTCTATGACTACGGTCATGCCGTCTGTCACCGCACCGTTCCGGTCAGGATCGTGGACCGTGAGACGGGTTGGCTGTGGGTTCGCCACGAGGACACCATCAGCGGCTGGAAGCGGGACCATCCGTATGTCATCAGTGACGCGCTCAGGGGTCGGTTCCCGATTGACTGGCCGGCGCTTGAAGCGTCGTGGCGCTGAAGGTCAACTGGTGCAACACGTGCGGCCATGGTCGCAACTTTGGCGACCAAATGACCACGCGTCTGCTCACGCACTACGGCATCGACCATGAATGGGCCCCACCCGGACGCTGCGAACTTATCGGGGCAGGTTCCATACTCTCAAAGGTTCCCAGGGGCTGGCGTGGGACCGTATGGGGTACTGGTTTCATCAAGCCGGGAATGTGGACCGATCTTCGTGACGCTCGAGTGCTCGCCTTGCGCGGCGAATACACACGCGCTCACGTTAAGGTTCGAGCCTCACAGGGGCATATGGCATTCGGTGATCCGGGCATTCTGGTGGTCGATCTTCCTCGTGCTGCTGCTGAGCCTGCTGCAGTCCTGCTAGTGCCGCACTATGTCGACAAGCTGATGGTGGAACGTTGGCCTGGTGCGGCTGTGCTCGACATCACTGCACCAGCCGAACAGGTGTTAGGGGCCATCGAGGCAGCGGAGCTCGTCATCACGTCGAGCCTTCATGCGCTGATCGCCGCAGACGCTCTAGGTCGGCCGCACATCCTCGAGTTAAGTGACAAGGTCACGGGCGGCATCTATAAGTTCAACGACTACGCATCGGCGTTTGGTGATCGGATCGTGCCGGGGAAGGTCCGTCTGACCGATCGTGTGGTTATGGCACAGCGTCAGGAAGGGCTGAGGGCTGCGCTGTGGCAGGTCTAGCCGCGCTCTGGCACCGTGCGCCGGCCAACTTCGTGGACCAGCTGATCGAGCTCAAGGGACGTGTGGCCGAATATCATTTCGATGACGGCTATGACGACATCATGAAGGTGGCCGACATCCTCGAGAAGCGGCTACTGCGCGGCGTATTTTTCATCGTGCCGTCGTGGCTCGGCATCGAAGGCCAGGCGACCAAAGCCGACGTGCTCGAGCTACACATGCGCGGCCACACGATCGGCAACCACACGATGCACCATGCGTGGATGCCTAAAGTGCCGGTGGCCGTGCAGCTGCAGGAATGGCGCGCTGCGCAGATTGCCCTCGAGGACATCATCGGGGATAAGCCCGACCGCTTCGCGTGGCCCTACGGCCTCGCAGGACACGTCACGCTCGGTATCCGGCCTCGTGGCATCGAGCCGCATGAGGTCTATGCCCCGCGGGATAGCACGCGATGGGACATTCACAAGATGATTCAGCGGTCGGAGCGCTTCGCGTGATCGACGTTTATGCCTCTCACCCGTGGTACGTCGACCATTTACGTCCGGTCTATGAGGCTTTAGGCGAGCACCGTGGGGAGCTCATCCAAGGCTTTGCCAAGCGTCACCGTCTAAATGTCTCCACGAGAAACCCGATCCTGGTGTGCAGTTGGGGCGACATGGCAACGGTGCGCCGGCTCGGCTATCAGCACATCGCGCTCGCGCAGCATGGTGCGGGCCAGTCGTATCCGGCGTCGAAGCGCCCGAACTACCCTTCCTATCCCGGTGGCACGGGCAACGAAGGGGTCAGCCTGTTCCTTGCACCTAATCGAGACTCAGCTCACCGCTGGAAGCAGGCATATCCACGGGCACGGGTCGAGATCGTCGGCTGTCCGAAGCTCGATACACTGCCCAAGCGGCTGCCGGGTCCCGGCCCGGTAGTCGCTGTCTCGTTCCACTGGAACTTCGGCATGTGCCCTGAAACCATGTCGGTGTTGCCCGAGTACCAATCTGCGCTCATCCCGCTCGCCAGGAAGTATCAGGTCATCGGCCACGGTCACCCGCGCCGGCGGGACCTTCCGAACGTCTACCGCCGGACCGGCATCGAGCATGTGACCAGCTTCAATGAAATCCTGAGACGCGCAGACGTGTATGTGTTCGATAACTCGAGCTCAGGGTTCGAGTTCGCGGCGACAGGGAGGCCCGTGGTGGTGCTCAACGGGCGATCCTTCCGCCGAGACGCGCACCACGGGCTGCGATTCTGGGACGCGGCCGGCGTGGGGGTCAACGTCAACCGACCGAATGACCTGCTGGAAGGTGTCGAGCGCGCCCTGGCCGACGATCCTTCCGCAATAGCCGACCGTGAGCGCGCCTTGGACATTGTCTACCAGCCGAGGAGCGGTGGCGCTCCCCTGATGGCCGATGCCGTCATCGATTGGAGCATTGACGTGCGCAGTTCTGCCGCGTAGTCTCCGCGTAGTCGAATAGCGCCGTGTCCTTCGTGACCAGTCGCATGCGTGGCCTCCGTGCAAGTGCCCAAAGCACAGCTAGGAGGCTTTTTCTATGCCGAGGATTTACCGGCTCAGCAGGCGACCGGTCAAGGCTCGCGTGGTCAACCCGTTGCTACTGCCACAGACACCGGCACAGCCAGCGCCTGAGCCCGAGCCCGAGCCCGAGGCGAGCGCCGAGCCGTCCACAGACTGGACCCTGGCCGAGCTAAAGGCTGCGGCTGACGCTGCTGGCGTCGCGTCCTACGGCACGAAGGCCGACATCGTCGAGAGGTTGACCAATGGCTGACCTCCGCGACTTCCTCGTGCCGGCCGAGATCGAGGTTCGCGACGCTGCGAAGCGTGAGATCGACATGCGCCTGCTCCCGTGGGACATGACCATTGAGACGGTCCAGGGCCCAGAGGAGTTCAAGCGTGGCGCGTTCGATGGCATTGACCCTTCGAAGGTCATGCTGATGGGACCGAGCCACGAGGCACGACTTGGCATCGACCAGGACGGACAGCCAGCCATTGTTCGCGTGCCGGTCGGGCGCGCAACCGCCATTTCACAGCCACATGACGGCGCCCATGCGACGTTCCGTGTCGCTCGCACCGCATCCGGTGACGAAAGTCTCGGCCTCGCTGCCGATGGCATCGTGACCGGTGTCTCGATCGAGTTCCGGGAGGTGCCGGGAGGCACGAAGACCGTCACGCGCAACGGTCGGCGCGTTCGTGTTCACGAGAAGGTGCAGCTGACCGGCGCATCACTCACGCACATCCCCGCCTATGGCGACCAGGCGGCGGTATTGGCAGTCCGGTCGCAAGAAGATGAGGAGGGCCCGAAGGTGGCCGATGCAGTCGAGGGAACGGTCATCGTGCCGGAGCCCGTGGACCTTTCGCCGGTGATCTCCGGCATCTCCAGCCTCGAAACGCGCATGGCCGAGAGGATCGGCGCGCTCGAGGAGTCGTACCGTTCGCAGTTCACCATCCCCGCGGTCCAGGAGGCTGACCAGCGCAGCCTCGTGAAGTCGCGCGGTGATTGGGCCCTGACCGCGATCAAGCTCCTCAGCGGCGAGCGCGTCGCGGACCAGCAGATGCGCGAGTTCCAGGACCTGGTCACGTCCGACAACCTCGGTGTCGTGCCGGACGCGTTCCTGCCGGACATGATCGGCGTCATCGACCAGACCCGACCG